GTTGCAAATCACTCGCGGACACCACGCCTTGTGCTTTGAGTTCTGAGGGGCCATCACGCATCTCAGACGGTTTCTTGGCAAATTCGGGTTTCAAGAACGCAAAAGATAACGTTGACGCAGCTGTTTCGCAATTTGCATACGCTCCGTCGATAGCTTGTTGTCGAGTCTGCCGGTGAATTGCAGCCCTGCGCGAATTGTTGATGTGTGCGAAAAACAGCTTTTTGTCAATCACTTCATCAAACAACCACTGGACAATGACCTCAGCATCAACAAAATCCTGAGGTCTAGTGCGAACATCTGGCACGCTGCGGGTTAAAGCCTGAACCTGGTCTGCGCCAGGGACATCACGGGGCTGAAACGTGTAATTATCGAAAGCGTCAGAATGCGCGATCCCCTCATCTCGGAAGTTCACGCCAGAAACCAATTCCACGTTGGTTCGAATTTCAGAAGTTGACAACGGCTCACCATCGCCAGTGAATACAGTCGCCACAGTAACCTGATCCGTCAACGGTTGCTCTACCAAGCTCGACTCGACAATGTTTGGTTCGTGTATATGGTGCCATGTCGATTCACTCTCAGCTCGTACCTCGCAAAAATCCCAAGACGTGCCACCCATGATCACCGTGTCCGGCAATCTGCCATTGACTGATGTATCGTCAAACCACCGAAAGTTAGTCAGCACGGAGACGCCCTCTACCACGAAAATTGTCTTCTTTCGTGCGCGAGTAAACCCAACAGCGCAGTGCGCAGATTGCTCTGCCTGGCCCAACCATCGCAAATCGCCACCCAACGCCCTTCCGAGTCCGTGGATGACCGAGTACTCAGAACGACGCCCTTGGCATTCATGCACTGTTGCCGCTTTGACACCCCGTTGTAGCACCATCTCCTTCCCAATTTGAGTGCCTTGCATAGCTACGTCACCTTCGCCAGGTAGCAAAGTATCATCTGCTGTCAATGTGTAACATAACGCCTCTGAATCTTCGGAGCCGCAGAACAGATCCTCCACAAAAGTGTCAGTCACGGTACTATGTAAATAGGTGACCGCCGCATCCCAACCCACGAAAGTCGTAGGAGTGATCATGACACATGGCGCATCGGAAGCGATGAGTTTCAATTGAGTGGGGGAAAACACGTTGGATATTTGTCTTCTATCACCAATAGTAACAACACCCTTGCTACGCGAATGCCTGTTAGCAATGGCCTGCAAATGTTCAGGATCAAAAGCATAGCACTCATCAATGATGACATAACGCGATGCGTATTTCGTGATCAAGGCCTCGTGTTGCGTGACGACGGTAGCCCTACGCAAGGGTTCAAGCTTACCGAGGTTGGCTTGCCACTCTTCCTTAAGTTCTCGCGTTGGGACGACTACCAAATCATTCACGGATATCCAAGTGCGTGGGACCTTGGACTTTCCACCCATGGCGAGTCCAGTGATATGTGCAAGCCAATTCTTGACCGAAGGTTGTGTGAAAAGAGACTCAGACTTTCGCAGCACATCAGCCACGTAATCTATCCCTGGTGCAGCGAGTTGGGCCTGATACCACGGCACCATAGCAGCATCGTTGCACAGTCTTGCCCCGAGGTCAGCAGCAACAACAGCCTCTATGAGGGCATGTTGTATTTGTGCGCCTCGAGCATCGGGCGAGATGTAATTGGGTCCAGCAAGATTTTCAGCATTAACCGTCGAACCATGCTGCAAATCCATCAACTTGTGTATCGGTGAAAAGTCATATTCCCCATTGGCTTGCGTGAGCCTGTGCAAGCGATATTCACCATGTGGAGAAGGCAAAGAAATTCTACCGAGTTTGAAACACTCTCGGATGTCTTGGTTATCTATTGGTCTCAGAGGTATTGGTATGAGATCAGGCACCCCACCCAAGGCAAACTGCAATCCCTTGAAGCTTTCTGGCTCAATGTTGGCCAGCTCCTTCTTTAGCAAGTGTATCATCTTGGTTTTTTGCGTCGCGCTCGCTTGCCGACAATCATGATGAAAGGCACTAAGAAGCACAGATGCCGCAGCGCCTCTGCGCACGTGAGAGTTGAACTTGCCAAGGAACAATTTGACCTCGGATAAAAAGTCCGAG